ATCAGCTTCACCGAGTTTATAGACAGGTCTATGTTTTCCTTGTACAGCCTCAGATTTAAGTTCTTCGTCACTCATCTGAGAGGCTTTTGTTGGGTCCATCTTAAATGATTGCTTACCACCTTCGGCTGAAGTTTTATTGATACCAAACTTCTTCAGGTCATCATCTGATATCTGTTTCAAGAAACCTACACGAGGATCATCAACAGCAATCTCACCTTTCTGTAGAAGGTCGAACACTTCTTTCTGTTCTTTTGTCAATTGAGCCCTTGCACCTGGATCAGAACGACCTCTATTACCACCCAATCTTTCTCTGGTACTCTCACTCAATTCTGGTTTATCACCAGCCTGAGGTTGCTGAGCCTTACCTGTGGTAATACTTCTTAGTTTTTCTCCTGTAGGATCATCTCGACCATACTGATATGGAAATGCAGTTTGTAATTGCTGAGGCGTAAGACTGGTCAGCAAAGAGCGCCCTTCAGTCGTATCAGCCATCTCCACACGTTTAGTTGGAGTAAGGGTCATGACCTTATGGTAATCGATTGTCAAGTTCTGAAATCTATTGTCTTGTGCTTTTGCTGCCATTTATCTTCTTCTTGCTACGGCCGCTCTATCGCGGTTCTGTTCTTCTATTTTCTTGAGGTATTCTTGTAGCATATCGATATAGATTGCACGTTCCCAAGGTACCATATTCTCTAAGTCTGATAAGCTATACTTGTGGTGCTGCATCATCGCAAAGTTGGTCTTAAAGAAGTTGGTCAACTTATCATGGCTAAACATTATTGAAAAAAAGCTGAGAAGTCTCGGTACTCCTTCCTGTGCATCGTCTTGCACTTAGGGCAGGTATTCTCGATATCAACCACAAAGTGTGGGAAGTTATCAACAAATTCTTCCAGCTTTTTGAATTGAAACTCTGCTAGGTCCTCAATGAATTCTACGAGTTCTTTCTTACTCAGGTCTTTAGTTGTATGCACCTCTTCACCATTCACAATCATATCAATGCAGTTGGCGATGACCTTGATCTTTCGGTCAATCACCGCTTCACCGGCCTCCATCTGTTTCATCAGGGCATAGGTCGGATACTTCATTCTCATTGATAATCCACCACCAAGATCAATCTTATCAGTGATACTCTCATCTTTGACTATGCGACATTTGGATAAATCTAATTCATCTTCATATACATGACCGCACTTCTTATCATCAATCACCGCATTGCAGGTAAACTGTAGCTCAATTTTTTCACCGATAGATAGACCTCTTAGAGCGATGAAGAGAAAGTCAACGTCGAAGAATGGTAGCCTATCAACCTCTACACCTGGCGTCAGAATACAGTTATTCAGTATCTGCTTGGTTGCATTAACAATATCATTCGTATCGGCCGATTCTGCTGCCATCAGCAACAGCTTTTCTTCTTTGACCTTGAATGGTCGAACCTGAATCTCTTTTTGTGTAGATGGTATTTTCAGTTCATAGATAGGTAATTCTATCTTTGGTAAAGCCATTATAAATTATCCTTTCAAAGGTTAATATAAGTTTGTTGTGATAGCCACATATGATCCGTTTGCATCACCGCTTGGAGTAGGATCAAGGCCGCCTCTAGTCCATCTGCTATATGTAAATGTAACACCGAGACGAAGAAACTGGTCGTCTGCCCATGTTACAGGTTGTGGATTAACAAGGGTTGGCCATGCGTCCTTGAGTGAGAACATATACTCAGGATCAGAAGAACCATAACCTTCCGAATCATGCTCACTAAACTGGAAGATATCAATCTCACAAGCATAGTCATCTTTATAGTTGAAGTCATATGTGGTGATAGGATGAACCAAGTCCATCCAGTCATCGAACAGCTCACGCTCTGGTGATTGTGAACGGCAGAGGAAGGTCAAGTTGATATCTTCATATCTGGTCTGAAATGGTTGTTTCTGTTCTGGACCATAGTAGCGATAGCTGATACTTTCAAAACCACGACCAGGAAACTCTGCAACCTCGCAAAGGTAGATCAGGTCTCGAAACATATCATAGTATTGTCTGAGTGGATTATTAATACCAGTTGGTAATATTCTAACAGCGAATCGACAAGATTTGGCCAGAGAACCATAGTCTTCTGAGACCGCCTTGAAGCTCTCCATATCAAGCGCCCTAGGCGCATTCTCGATAGGTATTGATGCCATTTCTTACCTTTATGTGTTATATTCGAACTGAGCTACTGGTAGCCCGATAGCCTTATCCCATTCTTCTGGTGTCATCTCAATGAACTTGCTGCGTACATGAGAGAATAGATACCTTTTCACGCACGGGCGAGACACCGAGGCTAGCTTCTTGGTTGAGGCCAGCAGGTCATATGACAGCTTGAGTTTGGTCGTAGTATTGAATTTATTGTTATTACGGAAATCTTTGAGCTTATTCAGCAACCATGCTCGTTCGCCAGGGTTCAGATAATGTAGGTTCAAACCTAAGAATCCATTATTATATGGCTCTATAGGGAATACCAACGGAAATCTATCGTACATGGGCAGCGTCTTCTTCATCTTCGGATCATATACAAAGAAGTACATCTTGCCGATGATAGCGTTGTCGCGCCCTCTCTCGTCACTACTTACAAGGTTCTTTCGGTAGCCAGCGGCTGAGCGGGCCTTACCAATAAACCATTCTGCGGAATCTTTTTCTGTTGCCATGGTGTTATTTATATGTTGCCAATGGGTTGCCAGTGTGCTATATTAGGTATGTAGACCAGCATATGAATTACTTTATACCTAGTTCATCCTCAGTTATGAGTTTAAAAGACCAACCTTTATCCAAGCAGAACTCCTGTGCTGACTTCCATTTGGCCTGATTGACACCCCATGTCATTACCTCAGTGATATACCTTCTGGTTTTCTTGGTAGGTATCTTTGGTTCTTTTGTCTGAGCTTTTGGTTTGACCTCAAGCATCATGGTCTTCATACCACCATCAGGTGTACGAACCTTTACGATGAAGTCTGGGAAATACCGATGAACACGGTTGTCAAGAGGTGACCGATATGGTATAGCAATCTCTTCAGATTTCCACTCTATCACATTGACGTTTTCATCTAAATATTTCATGACTCTAAGTTCCCATGACGAGCGATATATAATGCCCGTTGGGTCACCCCCATACTTCTTGGGGTTCTTAGGTGAGAATTTGCCTTTGTGGGTTTTCATATAAATATGTATGCAACAATAGGATAACAATAAAAATGCCAATAAGCCCAGGCTCTTCAGTAGGTACAATAGTAGGTGAACTTCTTGGTGGTGACTCTGCCGGTAGAACAACCAAATATGCAAGGGCACCGCTTCAGAGAATAGACTCACCTGCGGATCAGCTAGCCGCTCAATATAATAATCGAGGCGCTTCAGATAGTCTAGCTGAATCTGCAAGAACATCTGAGGCGGCCGCTCGCTTCAGTAGCTATCTTGGTTTTGCTAACGAAAAGAAATATGACTTCAACTATAGAGTATTCCCTAGCGACCTTGGTTCTGATATAAACAGTCATTACATGATTATCAATATCAATGTACAGGTAAATGATAAGTTCGAAGCCAGAACAAAAATTCCTTTGCCAAATGAATTTGGACCAGCCAATTATAATCTCACAGATGAGGCGTCTAGAGTAGACCAGCTTAGAGGTATTACGGGCGCTGGATTATTTTCTGTAGGTAATAATACTTTGCAAGGTAACATACCAACATCATTCAGTGAAGTTGTTGATGCTGGCGTTTCTCTATTCTCAGATACAACCATAAATCTACCTCGTAGAACGAGAAAGATTAAAGAAGCCATTGCTCTTTACATGCCTCTACCTACAGTTTATACTCACACAAATACCTATCAAGATGTTTCTCTTACAGCATTTGGGTTTGAGGCCCTTAAACTCGGTGGATCATTCTTTGGTAAATCAATAGCTTCGGGTCTAACACAAACTCTTCAAGCGGCTGTTAACAATAATATAGCCAATCGAGTTTTGGATGCGGCCGGTAATCTTCTAAGAAAAGGTTCTGCGGCAGCAGGTGTGCCTATTAATCCTAAGATTGAGGTGCTGTTCTCACATACAGCACAAAGAGCGTTTCGTATGGAAATTCTAATGGCTCCTAGAAACGAGCAAGAATCTATTACTGTAAAGAATATCATAGATACTATGAGATTTCATGCGGCACCTGAACTTGACAGCCTTGGTCCTATTCCAATCTTTGTACCACCAGCCGAATTTGATATCAAATTCTATCACAAAGGTAAAGAGAATACCAAGATACCACGCATCAATACCTGTGCCCTAGAACAAATCGAAGTTGATTATGCACCAACTGGTGTATATTCTACTTTTGCTAATGGGCATCCGGTAGCTATCAGATTGAGCCTTGCTTTTAGAGAACTTGAAATTCTACACAAACAGCGTGTCACACAAGGATTCTAATAGATGGGACAGTTTTTCGATTACTTTCCAAAAGTTGCATATGATATTGCAAAGGGTGATTACACCACCTATCAGAGCCCTACAAACATCTTTCTTCGTATCGGTGTAATCAAGAACACTATCGAGAATATCTCGTCATATTATATCTACAATATCAAAGACGATGAGAAGCCAGAGATATTGGCCGACAAAGTATATGGTACACCAGAAGCACACTGGATCATTCTCATGGCCAATGACAAGCATGATGGTGCCTATGACTGGCCTCTGAACTATAACGACTTCAATAACTATATCGCAAACAAGTATCGCACCAATGCAGGTGGTGGTACTCTAACCAACAACCAGGTCATTGCATGGTCTCAAGGATCTACTGCAAATTCAAATAGCATCCATCACTATGAGAAGGTCATTGATAGAACGGATGCAACCTCTCGCACAACCACAACCTTTCGATATGTGGTAGACTATAACAAACAAACGGTGGTGGCACCTACAGATATTCCATATGACTATTACACAGGTCTGTCTGATGCTGGTGATTATGCAACCTATACTGTTAATGGTAAGACGGTGCGTGAGAAAATTTATCGTAACCTGGTGACCATATACGATTATGAGTTTCAGGCCAATGAAAGTAAACGTGAGATCAAGATTATCAAACCTGAGTATTATACACAGATTGTTGATGAGCTGAGAAACCTTACAGGTAAAAAAGACGCATTTATGAGAAAGTTGGTTTAACGTATGGGTGATTATAGCAGCGAACTATCAGAAGCCCATAGTGATTCGGGTGCAAATTTTCTAGTAACCTTTGATGGTGTACCGGCCAGCGATCTTGACCAGGTAACCGTTAAAGAGGTCATGCTCGGCGAAAGCCTTTTGACGCCTGGTCTTCAAACATCTGTTAAGTTTGATAGCTATCTACACACTGTACCACCTAAGATGTTTGATAATTTCAAAAATAAGAATATGTATATCAATATTGAAAAACCAAGTCTAAAACCGTGGGGAATTAATGAGAAGCTCGATGTTCGTCAGCGTATATATCGCCTTGATGATAGGCGCCTAATCAATAATAATACAGAACGCTTCACCCTTAGAGCTTGTGATGACACTCAGCTAACAGACCCAGCCACACTAGTAAGCAAATCATGGAAATGTACTGCACCTTCTGACATTGTGTGGGACGTATTAGGTGGCTGCGCTGGTGCTAAGATGATGGATATTGAATATTCTGATTATCCGAGAGATTATATTGCAGAGAATATCCATCCATTTCAGGTAGTATCTCAGCAGGCCGGCTATGCTTTGGCTGATGGCTCTGATCCTTCTTTTCTACACTATATGACATATGGTGATGGTGATAATGGACCTACCCACCATTTCCGTTCTTTGAAAAACCTGTCTGAGCAAAAACCAATTATAAAATATTTCTACAATGAGATCAACAATGCTCTTGCAGATCCTCATAGTATTCTAACATATCGTTTCCCATGTGATTTCGACCTGTTGTCAGATATTCTGAATGGTATCGATGCTGAAGGTCGCAACATTAACAGTCTGGTTCTATTTGATCCAATTAATAAAGCCTTTAGCCTATTCAACGATTCATTTAACCTGTTTGGTTGTGGTATTGGGTCAGGTGTGGTTAAGATGGCTATTTCGAATCAGAATACATATAAACAGCAAGATATGTGCCCAGACTATGCAAAAGAGTTTCTACAATTCAGACAGGCCAGAATGGCTCTATTAAACAGCGATAAGATTGCACTGCGTATGACGGTACCATTTAATCCAGAATTACATGCAGGCAAGACAATAGAGGTTTCTTTATACAATAAAGAAATCAGACCGAATAAAGTAGAGAATTATGGTTCTGGTAAATATCTGGTTCTACACATGTTTCATCATATTATTCAGGGCGGGCTTGCAACGACAACGATGGACTGTGTAGCCAGTACAGTTGGTAAGGGGATAGTATAATATGTCATCAACACCTAAAAGTTCAGCAGTATCAGGGTTGTGCTATGGTATTGTCGTTGGTGGGCATGATGCAGATGCACCAAGCGATTACTCAGGCAACCTCAGAGTATATTTTCCAGGCATTCACGGTAAAGATGTGAACGTAAAGCATCTAGCCTTTAGCCCAAGATTAATGAGCCCTACTGGCGGCACTCAGCAGCAATTTCCAGGTGGGCTTGATCCAGGTACGCTGGTTGTAGCCATGAAAGATACTGGTTCTAATCAGTGTCAGATTATCGGTATGGCTAATGATATCAATAATAATGACCAGACAATTGCTGGTAATATGAGCTTGCTTCAGAGCATTGCTCAGTATCTGACAATGGACGTTCAAATTCGCCCACCGCCAACATCTAGAGATGCAACCGTAAATGGTGCGCGTATTCGTCAGATACAGGAAAAAGATAAGCTTTGGAACCATGGTATGACCAGAGGGCTTCCAACCCATGCAGCAACCTATAATTTGGCTGGTATGAGA